TGGCTGCCCATGCTTGTTTTTGTATTCGTTGAGATAACCACCCTCATAGTCCATCTCTAGGATCGTGAATCCCTTTTCACCACGGAGTTGTGCCTTGACTCGCAAATCATCAACTCCACCACCTGGACGCATACCCATTCCATTCATTCCTGCAGCCTGTGGCAGTGCACCGAGTTTTGGGAGAATAGTCCAAGTTTTTCCGATTTTCGCAATATCCCACTCCAAAGGAGAGTGAATAAGATAAAACGGACTGTTTGTTTCATCCGTTGGCAATCGATCAGAATGGTCATTTTTTGGATTTCCTGTAAATTTTTTCATTGTTGTTTCCCCTGTATGATTTTATGAAATGAGCCTCTCTCCTGTAAAATCTAACAAGAGAAAGGAGGTGCAAGAGGTACAGAGGAAACTGAAACCCCTGCACCTCCAAAAACTTGTTAATTACGCATCAGTAACGATCTTACACCCACGAGCATCCTCAACAATGTTGGCACCAATATACAGGTTCCCAACAATAGATGTCATATCAAATGCAGGTTTTCGATCCCACTCAATGATTGCAGGAGTACCCTGAGCAACAACTGAGCCATCTGCCAATTGAGTATTTTGAGGTGTTCCCAAAACATAACCAATTGCATTTGCACCAATCATGGCACCTGTAAAGTTTCCTGCAGAGGATATGACTCGGTTTGATTTGTAGATTTCAACTCCACCCCATGAACCAACATAACCCGGTGCTTTTGCTTTCATAATTTCCATTGATGCAGGAGCAAATGAGAATGCATTATTTGACTCAGAACGCAAACTCTGACGGAAATCAGCGAATTGTACAGAGTGCAAAATAGCAGCAAATTGAGAGTTTGAGTTATTTTCCAATTTAAAAATAGCGTCGAGCATATCATCAACTGAGAGATCCACTCCAGATGTTCCAACTGAATCAGAGAACGATGCAAATGTACTGGCAATAACATCAGACGCTGTTGCAACTGCAGAGAGAGCCAAATACTGAGCAATCGAGAACGGATCAAGACCACCACCTGTCATTTGCGCCCAAGATGTAACATCGTGACGAAGTGCATAACGTCCAACCTGAAAATCAACATTGGAAAATGTTGGATCTGTGGCAGCTACCTCAGCACCGTCTGCTGTTGTGGCAAATGCAGTTGCAGCGCCCATTGTGGCAAATGCTTGAGACAATGTGTCTGAGCCTGAACCATCAACTGAACCAATACCAACAACACCCTCATATGTGAGCATATTTGTTGTGTCTGCGAGTGTGAGATTTAATTCTTGATTGATCATGCGTAACATGCGAGCGCCATCGCCAGCATTGTACGCGTTTACATACGTGGTAGTCATTTGAGACTCCTAAATAAAACGGTGGATAGAATAAATTACTGATGTAATTGGATTAACGCTATTACGGGAGCGACCCGATCCAATGATAATTGCTCTGTCCTGACCCTCTATGTTTTGGAGTCTAAAACAATCCCTAGTATTATATCGAAGAAAAAACAGAATGCAAGAAAATAAAACTAGCTTGCCTCTGGTTTTGGATATTTGGCAGGATTGTGCAAATGCTTTACCATGTCCCGATTCGCTCTGTAGAATGATGGATCTGCTCCTGCTCTATCCAGTATCTGTGATTTAGTCATTGTGTTTGTGGATCCCACCACTCCAATATTGGCAGGAGGTGCAGGAGGTGCAGGAGCCTGAATTGGTGCAGGAGTTTGTCCTGGTTGATTTTGTTCTGGAGCAGGAGGTGCAGCTGCAGGCTGAGAACCAAAAACACTACGGAGAATCAATGGAGCAGACTCAGGATTTGTGCTCAATCCAGTAACCCAATCGCCAAACTGAGGACGATCTTGCCCCTCTGGTATTGATTGGAGATGCTGATTGTAGAACATCTCAAATGTAGAGCGTTGAGAATCATCATTGATTCCGAGTCCTGAGAGCAGGGAGTGTCTGTCATATCTCGTGTTGGATTGATCTAGTTTGGATTGGAGATCCTTTGCTTGGAGTTGCAAATTATCAACTAATCCCAATTTGCCCTGCATATCATCCAATCTGGCCTGCATAGATGTTGAGCTAGTCTCAGCCTCATTTTTTTGGACGGATAGTTTTGCGATTCTTGAGTCCATTCCCTGAACCGTTGAATCGTATTGTGATTTGAGAACGTATTCAACACCCTCAATGATTGTTGTGCCTGTAGCCATGTTTGTTTCCTCTGTCTGTTTGTTTTTTACATTGTTAGTGCGTTGTCACGTTTAACCTGATTGAGATATGTGATTGCATCCGATCTGTCATAGTCTGGGAACATTCTCATTACTGCCTGTACTGAGGACAGGAGATTCTTATCCATTAAGTCATTGCGCTCCTCTCTCTCAGCTTTCAACTCCTCTGGAGATTGTGGCAGCTCGTAATAATTTATTTGATATCCTGTCTCTGGGTAACTAGTTTGTTCAAATCGGTTGAGCATTTTGGCAGAGATTGAAATTGTTGCCAAATCTGCAATCCTGAATGATGGAGTATATTCTGATTGAGCCTCTCTCAATGACGATCTGCTGATTGCAATGGCATATCCTGATCTCGGATCTCCACTCATTTTTTGCACGTCTGCAGGATTGATCCCTGCCAATGTTGCCAATCTCCTCTCGTAGGTGGTGATTGCAGAGAGCATACTCTCAACATCTCCACCTGGTTTGTATTGCCCAAATTGAGGTTGGATTGCCACATCCTCCATCAATGTTTGGAATATGAGGATTGATGCCGGATCTGTCTCAATGGTTGCTGATTGTGGAGACTCTCCATTGGATGCCACTATTCCTGCAGGAATTGCCCCAAATGCGTACCGCTGTGGATATGAGCAGTCACGTAATACGTGGAAATAGAATGTGTACGCAACGGACGCATTTAATGAGCCTCTTACTAATTCTTGATTGTAATAGGCATCAAATAGCTCTCCAGTCAACTCAGCATGATAAAGAACATAAGGCAGATAAGGCTCATCATTGGAATCTCTATAAGGATAATTTTCTCCTGACATATCTCCTCCCAAATATATATCTGAGACATCCTCCAAATTCTCCAGAGCATCATTACCCTCTATTCTCAGGACTTTGTATATAGGGAACATCATATTTGAGATGTCTAGCACATCCAATGTCCACTCGTATGCTCCACTCATCGGATTTTTACGCAATCTCATCTCTTTGATTGCAATTGGGATCTCTGGATTGCATGTGGATGAATGTGCAGAGATCATATTTGCAGTGACGATCCGGTGTGACAGCTGCCCATCATAATCCACTCGTATGAAACATTCTCTCATTCCGATAGTAAAAAACTGTACTCGTTTCATTCTGGCCCACAATCCTGTCTGAGCCAACACTCCATCTGTGCCTAAAAATCCCTTTTCTGCCTCCTCTGTGGAGGTTGGATTGGTGATTACTGGAGGTTTCATATACAGAGCAGAGAGCGTTTTTGTCGTTTCTTTGAAAATGTTTGAGGACATATCTGGATCTCCCCATGCATTTTGCCGAGTAGATGAGACATGCCTATCAAGAGCATCATAGAGATCCTGCTCCCAAATCCCTTTGAGCATTCTGCATCTCAATGCAGTATGTTCACATCTGACTGCCTCATTTGGGTTTTGCCATATTGGCATAGTTGGATATAGATTGCTCATATTTTCACCATTTTCTTTGAATTTTACTTGGAGATTTAGCTTTGTATTTTATATCGATGATTGGCATTATAGCATATCGCATCGCATCGATACAATGTTTATGTTCTGAAATTGTGTCTAATAATCCGTTTGATTTCAGTGCCCAATTCTTCAAACTCTTTATTGTTACTGTGCACTCTGGGAAAATCTGAAATTTGCTATTAATCATTCTCTCATGTATTGTCTGACAACCATAGATAACCGACCAACGAGGCTTATATGCGGTTTTTATCTTAAAAGGTAGTCCGTTATGAGGATAACCGAGCTCGTTGGCAAAACCTGACATTAAAAACTGATTGCTCATTTTCCCCTCTCCTGACTTTTTGCCCTTGTGTGGCCTGTCTCCAGTCCAACGTGTAATGTCTGCAATATCTAACTCATGTCTGTGGAGCATCGTAATGATTCCCCTGGCATGTCTGTCTGCTCCTGCACCATCTGCAACATACTCATCAACGACATAAATATGAGAATCCTTTGGATCTGTCATATCAATGCAGATGAGGAGAGCAACCTGAGATGCCACATCGTGCCCATGATCGATTCCGATAGTCCAAATGTAATTCCTTGATTGCTCTCTGCCCTGTTTGTCATAATAGGTAAATGATGGCTGATAACTGGAGATGTGCTCCTCAGAGAATGAGTCAAATATGCGACCCTCTGGCACCCCTCCATCCCAATCTCCATTCATTCTGGCCGCCCTATCTATTGCCAAATAAGAACGTGCCAGAGCATCAATCTCAATCTGTGACATCATCGGTTTACATTGGTACGGAGTGCAGTTTTCTACTGACATTATGCCAACGTGCTCAGAGATCAATTTTTCCTCAACCATTTCTTTGAGGTAATGAACGGGTACACCAATCGGAGTCAGTGTCAGGAGCATATCTCCTCGCGTTCTGGTAGTACGTGCCTTTAGCTCTCCCCAAATCTCTGGAGGTGGAGGCTCATCCACTAGTATGAAATCAACCGTTCCACTGGCAACTCCGAGCGTACCCTGCCCCGTCGTTTTGAAGAAAACCAGAGATCCGTTGGCATATTTAACGGTTGGATATTTCCCCCTAAATCCTTTTCCGGGAATGTACTCGGTTTCTGCATCCAATTCTGATTTTGGAGCCATCTCGTAAAATTTCTTTTGAATCACCTTGCTCTGCTCCCAACTATGCACAATGATCCAAACCTCTATTGGGGGAGGTTTGACTTTCTTGTATGGATGTTTCCCAATACATCTACAATGCACCTCAAAACAGCCAACCATCGTTTTGCCTATCTGATTCCCACCTCGTAACAGAACAACGGAACTGCGATCCTGCACCACGCGCAACTGCACCGGAGTAGGCCTCCAATACAATAATGGATCTCTCTCTGATTCCCTTGCCAATCGGATTGATGCCTGTGCTATGATCTGCAGCTGCGTTGGCATTAACTCTCCATTGGAATCACGTTGGAGTAATCCTCTGTCAGTGTTCCCATTAATTTCTCTTTCATTTTTGGAGGCATCCCCATCACTGCCTGCTGTATCATTAGCAACAATTCATCCTCATTATCAATGTCTGCTCCTCCATTCTGCTCTCTGATTTTATCAGTTATCTGGTCGTGGATCTCCATTTGTAATCTGTGGAGCTGCACCGGGTTGTTTCCTCGAGATTCCACCAAATCAATTGACATGCTGACCTCGTGGAATTTCCTGAGCCTAAACTGGATTGGATCTGAGAGAAAATCCAATGTACGCAGTAGAGATTGCTCCTGCTCTGGTTCCTGTTTTGGAGGTGGTGCCATTTTGAGCTTTTTGGCCTCAATTGTGCGTTTCACAGTGCTTTTGGAGGTGCCAAACTGAATCGCTAATTTGTCGTAACTTGTGCCACCCATTCTGTAGAGGACTCTGATTTCCTCCTTTTCTTGGATCGTTAGTTTTCTGCTCAAAATGCCTCCTCTGCGTTTCTATTTTAGCACAATCAAAAACTTGGTGCCGTTTTGTGTGCCTTTTTGTGCCAGTTTTGCGAGAAAAGCACGAG